AGCAGGTCCAGTCAGTGATACTGGCACTTCATTCTTGAAACTGCATACTATTGCTGGCGCAATTAATCAGAATGATGTATTGGAAGGTGCCGATAGTGGTACCACTGCTACTGTTGATAGCTCCTCGGATCGCTTCTTCACAAATCTTAAGATGGGAAGTTTCAATCAAGGTGATTGGTTCTTCGATAGAGATTCTTCAGTTGAAGCTTACATCGCAGAATATGCTAACAAGTCTGGTAGTCTAACAGGTAACACTGGTGGTCGTATCACTATTGACGTTGAAACAATTAAGGATCCTTGGATCACTGGAGACGTTATTTACGGTAGTGTTACTTCCTTCATCCTTGACGTTAAGGGTATCAGTGGTACACAACTACAACTTAACCAGTATATCCATGGACGTAGTGTTTATGAATTGAATCTAGGCACTGCAATTATTGACACTGGTGTTAACGATACATTCAACGTTGGTGATGAGGTCATCTTACTACAAGGCACAACAGAGAAGAATCCAGGATTCCATGCTACTGTAACCAAGTATATTAACGACCCTGATACTGCTACTCACAAACTATGGATTGGTAACCTAGTCCCAGTTGGTATTGGTGCTCCTATATCTGAAATAACCAACCCTAACAACAATATTGGTAAATTGGTTATTGGGTCTAACTTCCCAACAATTTATGCTGGTGTTTCTAGTTACACTACAGCAGACTACACATCTTACGCTAAGGTAGTTGCTATCGAGCAAGCAGGTATTACTGCTACTATCTGGGTAGAAGATGCAGTTGGTGAATTCGTTGATAATATGTCAATCGCATCTGATGACGGATGGGGTGGTGCTGTTTCCTCTGCTAGAAAACTTGAAGGTAGAGTTGACAGATACTTCAGAGGATTTGATGGAGTGCAGACAACCTTTGACCTCACGGTCAGCAATGGTGAAGCATACTATCCAGACCCTGCTGGACACCTGTTGGCATTCGTTAACGGTATCCTACAACCTCCTGGTGCAACTAACGCATACGTTGCATTCTCTGACAAGATACAGTTTACTGAGCCACCTGTAATTGGATCACAATTCGTTGGTTACTACGTTGGTAAATTACGTCAGTTGGATGACATATCATTCGAGTTTGACTCCTTGAAGTCTTCCTTCAACCTCAAGCGTAGTGGATTATTCTACTCCTTGACACTGACTGAGGGTGTTTCTTCTAACGTTATACGTCCAGAAAACAACATCATCGTTTCACTCAACGGTATCATTCAGGAACCAGGAGTTGCATACGAGATTGTTGGTTCACGTATCATCTTTGCTGAAGTCCCAAGATTCGGTGCAACCTTCGTTGGTTTCTCATACATTGGTAGTGACGCTGACGTTATCGCTGCTACTGTGGTACCACCAATTGAAGCTGGTGACCACCTCATGATTGAGGGTGAAGAATTCCAGAGAGAAGTTGCTCTAATTGAGTCTTCCAACTCCTTGATTACCTTTGAATACACTGGATCAGTTAAGGGTAGAAATGCTGACGCACTTGCTAACATAACTTCTGGACAAATCACTAACGCAATCCTCACCAACCCAGGTGACGGTTATACCTCACGTCCTAACGTTGACGTTATCTCCTCTTCAGGATTTGACTCACGATTGAAGGCACTCATGGGTGTATCTCGTGTTGACGTTAAGACAGAAGGTTCTGGTTATTCATTACCAGCAATCGCTATTGATAATGAAGTCCCAGATGACTGGACACCTCCAGAAGGCGGTCCTATTAACGGTGGATTTGACGTACTCGCAGGTGAAGGTCCTGGTAATGAAGAGGGTGGTGGAGTTACTCCTGGCACAATCGCAATCATTACAGACCCAGTTAACGTAACTGTTAACCAAGGTCAGACTGCTGCCTTTACCGTTGTTACCACTGTAACTAACGATGAGACAATGAATTATCAGTGGCAGAAGAAGGAGTATGGTACACAAACTTGGAGCAACATCATTGGTGCTAACCAAGCAACATACAACACAGGCAATACCGCACAGGCAGACGATGGTGACGAATACAGAGTCGCTATTACTGCTAGTGGTGCAACTCCTGTTTACTCACTATCTGCTGTATTGAGCGTCCAGACTGGAGCGACTGTAATCAGTAACTTCAATCCTACTTTGATATTTGACGACATCTAAATAAAAGTAAAACCATGGCTGCAACTGCCTCATACAACTCAGGTACTAAAGCACTCACGGTGAGCTCGGATTGTCTTCCGACTCCCGTGGGTTATGGCACGTTCCCTAATAATGATAATCCTAACACCGTGCAGGTGCATGATTGGGACCATACCTTTGAGTATAGGGGTGGGACATTCGGTACCCAGAGAGTGTTTGAAGATAATACCTGGACACAGGATGGATTCATTAGGTCTATTAATATATCAGTAACTGATCTAACTAATTTTACTGGTGGGTCACCTAATATAACACCTGGTGATCATATTATGATTGACTTCGGTGACAATATAAAGCAGAAATTTATATTCAGAGGCACAGTCTTCACATCTATTGCTGGTGAATTTTGGTTAGCAACTGATAGTAGACTTGATATTATAATGGCAGATTCTGGCACAGGTCAGAATGGCACATATACATTTTATGACCAGAGAAACGGTAGGACTGCTACTCCATTAGGTGCTATTGGTATGTCTGCCAATGGTGTTCCTTTCTTTAATCCTTCTGCTGGTACAGGTGGTAACCCACCATCAGGATTCCAATGGGTTGCTGGTGGAGATGCACCTTTTGTAAATTTTGGTGAGGATTCATGTGGTGGACACCCTCAAGAGCAGGGTATGTATCACTATCATGATCCAGACTTCCTAGATTGTTGGAAGAGTAATTCAACAATGGCAGCATATAATGACTACTACGGTAGCACACAATATAATGGTAATAATATTCGTCACCCAGACGGTCATTCTAAGATGATTGGGATAGCATTTGATGGCTTCCCAGTATATGGACCCTACGCATATGACAGTCCTTGGAATAGTCTAAGTGGCACACGAGTTATGACTTCTTCCTATTCAGTTAGAGCAACTGAAGCACCAGGAAGACCTGATTATGGTAATGACCAAGACAACCCTCCTGCTGGTACCTTAATGGAGGACTGGGAGTATGTTGAGGCAACTGGAGATTTAGATAGTTTCAATGGTAGATTCGGTGTAACACCAGAGTATGCTAATGGCACCTATGCTTATTTCGTAACTGTCGATCCAGCAAATACTGATAATGTTAAGTTCCCATTTATCATGGGACCATTGACTAGAGAGACTATTACACCACCTGCTAATAATGGGTCAGACCCACAAGGAGCACCTGGATCAGGTGAAGGTGATGGTGGTGATGGACCTGCACCAACCTTACAGATTGGAGCACAACCACAAAACGTCACTGTCAATGGTGGTGAGACTGCTACATTCACTGTTACATCTCAGATTATACCTGAGAATGGTCCTATGGCTTATCAGTGGTATAAGTCTACTGACGGTGGTTATGCATATGCTGCTGTAACTGGAGCAACAACCAATACTATATCAGTCACTGCTTTGCAGTATATGACTGGATATAGATATCGTTGTCGTATTACAGGACCAGTAGGAGCTCCTCCAGCAGAGAATTCGCCATTGGATTCAAATGCTGCAATATTAACCGTAACAGGTGGTGACGGTGGTGGTTCATCTACTGCTAATAGATTCGATAGTACTGCTAGCGGATTCGATTCCACACAACAAACCTTCGATGGCACCTAAATAACACTGTAGAAAAGTAACTACCAATGCCTAAGCAAAATCTAAATATTGGCTCGGCAGCTAACGACGGGACTGGTGATAGTCTGAGAGATGGTGCTATTAAACTTAATAGTATCATAGATGAGTTATACACAGCTCTCGGTAACGACACCAACCTTCAGATTAGCGTCGGGACACCAAGTAGCGGTCAATTCCTTAAATGGAATGGATCTGCGTTCGTTGAGGGTGGATTAAATGCACTTTCAGAAGACCTAAGTGTTAACGGACACGACATTATATCATCTAGTGATGGAAATATAACTCTCAAACCTAACGGTACGGGAGACATTAAGTTTTGGACAGGTAGTACTGGCGATGCTCTGACTATAATTGATGGTGCAGATGGTAAGTTAAAGTGGTCTAATCATTTTCCAGATGTTGCTGGTCTTCCAGACGCAACTACCTATCATGGTATGTTTGCTCATGCTCATACTGAAGGAAAGGGATACTTTGCTCATGCTGGTAACTGGGTAGAATTAGTTGATGTCACATCAAGCATTGGTAAAATTGGTGACGTTGACATGACAGTTGGAGGTGGACCCTCTGACGGACAAGTATTAAAATGGAGTGCATCTAACTCCCACTGGTATGCTGCAAATGATGAAACATCTGAAGGAGGAGGTGGTGGCACCACTCAAAACCTCTTTGAAGGAATCTCTGCTGACACTGGCAGTACTACTGCTAGTGCTCCTACTGATGTCCTTACAGTTGCGGGAGGCACTAATATCTCGACTGCAATCGCAGGAGACACCCTCACAATAACTATGACGGGCACCTTGGGTGACCCAGCTCAAAATCTATACAGTGTAATAGGAAGTGATTCTGGAAATAAAACTGCTACATCTACAACTAGCACGATTAACTTCATTGGTGGTACTGGAGTATCTACTGCTATCTCTGGAGATAACCTCACAATAACCAATGACTTACCAAACGTAAGTCAAGAAGTTTATAAGACAGTTACTGGAGATACTGGTACAACTACAGCACAGTTAGCAACTTCAACTCTAAGTGTTGTCGGAGCAGCAAACCATATATCAACTGCTGTTACATCAAATACTGTAACTCTAAGTGTTGTTAACCCATTACCTGCTTCTGCAACAGAAGGTGATACTCTCATCTATGATGAGCAGAATGGTGTGTGGGTTGTAGCAGAGAGTCCTTCTGTTGGATTTACTGTTTCGTCATT